AGTATATAACCTCCTACCTGAACCCTTAGGTTTTTTACCTGTGCCTTTTTTAGGATCTAGCTTTTTGGCCATCTATCAGTCTTCATCATAGCACTTAATCTTTCTGCTCTTGACTTAACTTGACGGCTCCAAGAACTGTCTAGCATTTCTGTTGAGGCTCCCTCCCAGTCGTGATTACGTATAGCCTCAAAGAACTTTGGCCATTTGTTAGGATTAAACCTAGTCCTACCCATATTAAACAACATATCTACAATCACGGCTTGTCTGACTTTACTAAGATCATTAAAGAATATCCAATCTTTTGCTTCTCCTCGAACTCTTTGTATATCATTAACAAGCAAAAAATTTATCTCTTCTCTAGTAATCCCTGGCCCATCTGCCGCTATGTTTCTGCCAACACCAATGGTAGGGTGACCTATTAACGTGTCCCCTGCTTTTATTTCTTTACCATTTGCATCATCATATACACGATATTTTACACCCTCGTGTAAGGATATTAAATCTGTAACATTATCCAGTTTTTCTGCCATTTTTTTTTCTCCTTACCTTTCTCTTCGCAAATGTTTTTACATTTGTCGGTTTTTTACCAGGATTGCCTGCAGCTCTTTTTCGTTTTACAGCACTTGTTATTTGAGATTTGGACATACGTTGAGCAGTAGCTCTTGGAACGCATTTAGGATATTTGCGTTTACTTTTTTTAGCTGACTTTCTACCACAAGCCTGAAACTTGCCTTTTTTCTTAGGTGCTCCTATATCTACCCAGTCGCCTTTGGGACCTTTCCCAAACCACGCTGTAAGACCACCTGTAGGTTTAGCCATTATGCAGTCCTATATCCACCACCACGTTTTTTGTACGTACGAACTAACCAAGCATTTGCATAAGCGGAGGGATAAACTGCAAACTTTCTTTTTGCCTCTGCCTTAACCCTTGCATATAACGCAGGATTAGTTGGCTTTGCTCCTTTTTTCTTGGTAGTCTTTTTCTTTCGTGCAGTGGTTCTTCTTTTAGGAGGCATTAGGACTTCACCAATTTATAACCTTTTTTCTTAGCAGCAGCTCTAATCTGTGCAACGGTCATAGTTTTACCTTTTTTTACACCACCTCTTTTAGCCATAAATTTACCACCTCTTTTAGCCATAAATTTACCGCCTTTAGCCATATACTTACCACCTTTAGCCATATACTTACTCATTTTTCTTCCGGGCATTCACTTCTCCTTATTATATAGGTTATTAAACGTCACCTCAGAATCAGTGTAACTATCGTGTATTTCTGCGGTGTGAATATATTGGCTAGGTCTAAAATCTGGTGCCCCTTCGCCTGCTGTCCACAAAGCAGGATTTGTTACCCTAACTCTGTTATTAGGTAATGCTACTATATTACCAGTCCATTTACCTGAGTCAATAAGTTGTAGTACGTGACTCTGCTTATGTTGTGCGGGATCATCTGAGATATAGCTATCTGTATAATCTACTGTAAACATATATCTGCCCTTATAAAACTCGCCACCTATTTTACAAAACCAAGGACTAGAGCTTATTCTGTCCATAACAATAATAGAATGACCTCTTGATGAGCAGTCCCAAGGTTGTGCTAAATGTGTGTCCATACGCTCTGGCATCTCATCTAACACTTCATCGGCAACTAAACTAGTAATCGGCATACGTGCCCACATTGCTCCACCGTGAATATTTTCTTCCTCTTCAATACCTGTAAATACTACTTGAAACGATAAACATCTATCAGGAATGGTAGTTACTGCTATAACCAAAGCGTGTAAATACTCACCGTGATACTTTATGTGATTGTGTGTAAACTCTTTTCTAACCCACGCTTTGAAGTGTGGGATGTTGGACATCAAATATGACATCCCATAAGATAACACACTTTATTCTTTTTTACCAGACCCACAATACAAACCAAACCAAGCCGCACCTGCTCCTACTAAAACACTTACAAAAGCAGATTGTGCATTGGTTGGGTCTTCGAGTTGCATAAACCATTCTGTAACTCTATAAAAAGCTAGACCATATAAAGTTATTAACAGTCTTGGCCATATACGCCACTTATCTAAGTTTTCTGGTTTCATATTAGTCTCCTTCTATTATTATCCAATTTTCTTTTTCTCTTTTGTAATCTAAATATAATTCTGTATCTGCATAATCTCTGCCTTCATTCATACATATAAGAAAATATTTAGGCTCGTATAATCTACAAGATCTATCATCACCCTCTACAGAATGTGCTAATACAAATTTAATCGTAACACCAATAGCAACTACCATAAATAAAATAACGGCCAAAGTAATAAATCCATATTTAACATATTCTTCTATCTCTTGACGTTTTTTTAATCTTCTTGCTTTTTCTTCTTTTATGGCCAGTTTTTTTGCATCTATTCTTCTTTTTCTTTCTTGTAATATGTATGCCCAAGTTCCATGACCAAATCTGTAATCTATTAGTTGACGCATCTCATTTAAATGTTCTTGCGCTAATTTTGCATCAATTACTTCTTTTGCAATATTTTCTGTTGCAAAATGATCAACATTAGCCTTATCACGAGCTTTTATTACATCTTGTTGACCATTTAACGCTTTATCCACATGACCTATAATGTCTCCTATATCTTGAGCTGTAGATATATTAGATTTAACAAAGTCTACTGATTTTTTAACTAACGCTATGCCCGTGAGTACGGCGGTTACTGGTTCAACCATTTTGCTTCTCAATAAAACGATCTAGCTTTTGCTCTATACGAATCACTAATTCCTTTATCTCTTTCGTTTCATTGTGAAGTTCATTCTTAGTTGCGTAATCTTCTCTTGTTCTATTTAACAAGATCTGTAAACGTTTTATTTCTGCAAACATCTTACTAAATGCCCAAGCAAATGGTCCAAGAACCACGGTTATGATAATATTCCACATTAACATTGGATCTATTTGCATTAACTTATTCCTAGTAATTTGTCTTGTTCTACTTGTTTGAGTGCGTTACTTGCTTGACTGACTAACTGTGGTCTTACTTCTTCAATAGCCTCTGATACAGGGGCAATGGTTTCTTGTATCGCTTCTTTAGTAGGAGCGGCTTCTTCAGCTGTTGCCTCTATAGTTCTACCTATTCCTGTGCTTGTTAACGCTAATATTGTTTGCAGACCTTGTCCTACTGGATCGTCTGTTACAAGCTTTCCATCTAAAAATTGTTTGATAGTATTAGGTCTTCTAGATGCCATCATTGCTTTTAAAACTTCAGGTCTACGCAAAGCTTTTGATGCTATACTATAACCCGCGGCAGTAGTTAAAGCAGCAAAAGGACTAGCTAAAATAGATAATAAACCTAAACCAACCGCAATAGATGGAGCGGCTAATCCACCTTTTCCTGCCATAGCTCTGTTTGATACTTGTATCATTGTGTCTGATAAAGCGTCCAAAGATGCGAACGCTTGTGGATTATCAAACATAGTATTAATAGTGTCTTTACCATAAAACTGCAAAGATTTTTTTAGTTTATCTCCTAACTTACCACTTTTAAAATTTTCTACAAAATCATCTGCTAATTTAAAAATTGGTCTACCTGCGTCATCAACACCACTTATGGTAGCTCCCATACCTTGTAATATCTTACCCATAGCAGCATCTCTTACACCTTCCATAGCTTGAGGTGATAAAATATTTTTTGCTTCGTTAATTGTAGTTTTACTTTGAAATATTTTTTGAGCTAATATATCAGGGTCATTTGCAAAAAATTTTAAATCACTAACAAAATTATTAGCATCAAGTTCTTTTTTACTTTGCAAAGCTTTTTGTAATTTAGTTAAAGCAGGACCTAAAGGTAAGTCCATTATATCTTTAATCGTATTTTCAGATAGTTCTGATTTAGTTCTAGACAAAACTTTTGCAATATTATCTATTTTATCTATATCTTTTCCAAATAATTTATTTACCGTTTTTCCTTTTTCTAACAAATAAGAAGATAATTTTAAAGGGTCATACGCTATAATACCAGTTTCTGGTTGAACTCCTCTTAAAGCCGCAGAATCAAGTCCTTCTTTTAACCATAATTTAGCAAGTCCTTGTCTTACTTCATCCGCCATCTCTGCACCTGTTCCTCTTATGGTGTTATTTATAACTGCATCTTCCTCAGCTCGTTTAATTATTCTTTCAAATTTAACTCTTGTACGATCACCAGGAGGTAATTTAGATATGTCCTCTGCTAACTCTGAAACAGGTTTTCCTGCCACCATTTGTTTATCTAATATTCTTTTACCTGCATCTACATCTACTATTCCTTTTTGAGCACCTAAAACAGCTTTAACAGGGATACCTCTGATTGCCTTAAATAATTCATCTAAAGCCTCTGGATTATTTTTTTGAATAATAAATTCCATAACATCATTCATGCTTAATTTTCCATTACTTGCATTACCCATAATTTCATTAACTTTGGCAGAACTAAATCTTTTCATACCTTTATTGTAAATAGAGTTTGTTTTACTTAATAAATTTAATGCATTAGCCGCATCTTCTGGACCTAAAAGAACGCCACCTTGTTCAAAAAAATCTCCTGAAATAAAACCAGTTTGTTTTCCTTTTGTAGCAGCCACTCTTGCTAAAGCTACCTCACTAATATCTAATGCATCTTTTAAACTTTTTTTAATTTGCGTAAACTCCTGAAGCTTTGTAGATCCTAAAAATTCAGGAGTGTAGGATAATTCATCTAACTGTCTTTTTATTTTGTTTACTTGAGCAAAAGTAGCTCTTTTACCTAATTTTTGTATACCTTTATAAAAATCAGTTGCTTTGATTTTGTCACTAAAAACAGCGGCATTTGCAAAATCATCTACTTGTTTTTTTAAATTTTCTGTAGCAATAACTTTACCTCCACCCATTAATTGATTTACTTTAGAATACAATCTATCCATATCTTCATCAAACACAGCTTTTCTTTTTTTAATCATATCTGTTAAATCTCTAGGTATTTGTTCTCCGTCTTTTAATGGTTTCATTATTTTTTCCAACTCTTTTACTAAACCTCTATCTAAATCTAACTGTGCTTTTTCTAAATTTTGAGCTGTAGTAGCATATTTTGTATCAATATCTTTTTGCACTATTTTAGAAAAACCATCTATTTCAGATTTTTTAAAACCTACTTTAGATAACTCTTCAGTTATTTTTTTAAGATTAACATCTGCTGCTGTTTTGTTAGGAAAAACTCCTTCGTATACTGCTTGTAATCTACCTAATATAGGTCTAAAAGATTCATCGGTAGCACCTGCAATAGTGGGTCTGTAACCATCTGCAATTATTTGTCTTGCTTTAGCTCTTAGTGCCTCATTTGCTTCACCACCAGGTCCTTTAATAATTCTACCAAATATTCTAGATAAACCTCTACCAAAACCTTCTCCAAAAGCACCAAAAACACCTTCGTACGCTGTATCTCTTGCAACATCTCCAATACTTTGTCTTTGAAGTCCTCTAGCAGTTTCTATGCCCTCATCTAATAATTTACCTGCGGCAGTTGCTCCACCAACAATTAACATACCAGGAACAAAACCAACACCAGAGGCAGCTATAGTTGCTCCTATACCTGTGGCTATTGGAATACCTGCAGCACCTAAAAAATCTTTTACATCTGAGGAACTAAAACCTTCTTCATCAATGGCTAATTCTTTGCCATCCTTCATACCTAAATTTTTTCTGCCTTGCTTAGTTAAAATAAACCTACCCAAATCATCCATCCGATAACCTTTTTTACCTACTGTTTGATTTAAGTAATTAGCTTTTTCTTCATCTGTCTCTAAACTGCCAAATGTAAATCTAGAAAAACCATCAACACCATCTAGTCCTGTTCTATAATCAACTCCAGGTTCTTTATACGTTCTAACAAACTCTTCTTCCGTTATTTGTTTTCCTGTTTTAGGATCAATACCTTTTAAACGTTGACTTCTAGCATAATCTCTTATTTCTTCTTTAGTGGCGGTTGATAAATCTATTTTTTTTGTTTTAGGAGAAAATGTATTTATAATAGCATTTTTTTCTTCAGCGGTGGGTGTATCACCTGCTATTTCTATTTTTTTTATTCCGTCAGGAGTTTCTACTTTTATAATACCCATTAACTGCTCTTTAATTTTGATATTTTAAATATGGGAATTCCATCATCATCCTTACCTACTTCATTTAATTCAAGTCCTCCAACAGTAGGTATTTCTTTTTCTCTAAATTCTTTTATTCTTCTTTGTCCCTCTGATATGTAGGTTTCAGCAGAACCACCTCCTGGTCTAGTTCTACCTCGTAAAAAATCATTTACTTGTCTCATACCACTTAAACCAGCTTTTTGATTATCTATAAAAGTATCTCTTAAAGTTTGTAGTTTACCTATTAAAATATCTTCATTAACAGTAACAAGATTAAAAGTACCACCTTTTAATATACTTGATTCTATATAAGCATCTGCTAAAAATTGAACATCTCTATCCT